AGATAGTGACGGCGGGCGTGTAACGGCGGTCTGGTCTATCCTGCCAACCGGGGAAATTGCCACCCTAGTTAAAAATCCCGGTGCGGTAGTCCCGCTGGATGACGTTTTCGCCTCTATCCATTATCACGGGGGCAAGTGGCTCTTTGCCCTATCCACCGATAAGCTTTTCGCCCTATACACTCACTACGGGTTTGTTCCCGTTGCATGGTTGCAATGGGACGATTCACAAGCCCCTGCCTCATGGGATTATGAACGCTACGGCCGCCCTAGTCCTGCGTTTTTCGTCCACCGCTACTATCTGACGCCGGCGGAATGTGAGACCTATGAGGCAGGGCGGCACATGGTGCCCTCCTATGATGACGGGGTAGACCTAGTGCGTAGGCTTGTCAGCAGGGTTTAATTTCTGAAAAGTTACACCGCCCTAACATACTAACATACTAACAATAAAACAATAGAAAGAAATAAGACAATGAGCATATACGATGACCATGCCAAGAGATTCCTCAAAAATTGCGGAATCAGAATCACCGGAAAGTATAAGGGAAGATATGTTCCCTTGTGGGACAAAGAGCCTCATAGTACATGGGAAATTGTCTTACACCGGGAAAGTCCTCAAAAGGGCGAAAGGCAAGCAATCTTCATCACGTTCTACCAGTCACACGCAGATAAGTACAAGACGCCAACCGCCTATGACGTCCTTGCCTGTCTGTTTAAATCCGATTGTGGCTCATATCAAGACTTTTGCATAGAAATGGGATTGCCCAGATATGACGAGGAAACGGGCGACTATGACATGAAATCCTATAGCATGTACACGGGCGCATGTCACGAGTATGCGGAACTTAAAACCTTCTTCACCCGGCCGGGTGAATGGGAAGAGCTGGAAGAGATTTACTAATCCCACCCCCCTTGAAAAGTTACACCGCCCTATAAAATCAAAAATCAAAAAACAACAATAGAAAGAAATAAGACCATGAATGAAGACGAAAAGAAAACGGCAATCAATATTTTAGCCGCTCATATCCGGGAAACACGCCCCTATCTATTCCAACTATCCGCAAGACATGATGAAGAGCTGGAACTAATCGCCGCACTAGCGGAAGCAACCGGAAGCAAGCTTACCTTGCTTGTCAGGGGCCGGGAATCCGGGGAAATGCGGGCAATCAACATTGCGGACTATCGCCCCTGTGAAATGGTAGTTAGCCGTGCCTTTATTTCAGACCCTCTATGCCTTGCCCTTGAGGAAGCGGGCGCAAGGATTGTGTATAGCCGTTAAGTTCCCCCTGAAAAATTACACCGCCCTAAAAAAGTATTTGACAAGATAATAAAATCCGATAAACTAAAATCAGCAAGCGGGACAAGCCCCCGCATAACCTCAAACCATTAGAAAGAAATAACTTATGAAAGAAATACTAAAATTAGACTATGACGAAATGGACGTATCAGACCCTGACAAGATGACAATCTTGCCCCATAACTGGAAGGAAGATACCGCCCTCATGCTTACCGTTACGGATAGGGTATGCAAGGGAATCGAAAAAGCAAGGAAGCTACTTGCCGCCCTGCCAAGGGGTAGCGAGATTAAAATCAGGCTGGATTCTTGGTGCATTCTGGGAGAACTTAAAGGATATACGCCGGAACAAGGGTACATTGTGATAAGACAGTTTGAAACTGACTTTGTACTTGCCCTTTCTGATTCCCCGGAAACTATTTCTTGGCCGCTCTAATTTATCATACAACTGAAAACCTAAACAACACTATATCATGAACACTCAAATTGAACTGAAAGACAACGAAATCCCGGCATGGGCATTCTACGAAAACGGCGAGGGCCTTCTGTCCCTTATCTTTTTCGCAACATCCCCCTCGCATGCACGCCCCATTGCCGCCCTGCTTAACATATATCCCTGGGATACCCTGCCGGAATTAGATGATTCTGACATAGTACGATTGTGGAAGGCGGTGAATGAGAATGAGTTAGGGGCTTGGTGTACCTACGACCCGGCGGAAATTAACCGGTATCTGGAACAACGGTTCTGCCAGTCAGTAGCTAAAGCTTCTATACTTACGCCGCTTCCCATTGAATAACTACGCCGCCCTATAAAATCAAACTAACAATAAAACAATAGAAAGCAACCATATTATGAAGACCACACCACAACCCGCAACACAACCCGCAACTCTTAAAGTATCAGACTATGCCCTTATCCACTACATTCCAGAATGGGCAGTCTATCCCCTTGAATACGGGGAAGGCAAGGAAGATATGAGAGATGAAGACCTTGAAAACATTGAAGAGTGGGAAAAAGATTATTTCCTAGTTTGCCCTGTGGACGACCAGCCGGAAGCACATTTCACCAGCACGCCCGCCTTTGGCTTGCCCTGTGACTGTGTAAAATACTATGTCCTGCCTCGCTTTATGGGTGCCGTCCTATCATGGATAAATCCGGGTTGCCGGATGACTAACTGCTACCTTGAACTTAAGCTCACAGACGGTAGCCGGGTAAAGGTGTATCTGAAAGGAAATCAAACCCTACGCAGTACTATCCGCAATCTGATAGCCTTGGTAGAAACGGGACATACTTTCACCGATATGAACGGGCACAATGTATCCCCCCGTCCCCGTGATATCGTTAATTTCTGGGTTCGGACGATGCACGGCCAAACACTGGCAACTGGAAGAATATAAACCACTTGCGGCTTGTTCCGGGGAATCAAAATTGTTCCACATGGAACATTTAAACCCCGGAACCCCCGGAACCCGTCAAATAACTCTAACCAAATAGAAAGATAAAGTAGAAAGACAAAGGAATAATTCCCGCCCCGGAATGCGGGGGATATCGGGTGCAACGGGTTCCGGGGATTCCGGGGTTTAAATCGCAGAACCAATCATAAATTACAGACCATGAAAGACATATCAGAATTACATATCAGAAAGGAAATAAAAGTAGAAGGTAATGGCAAAGTACACCTGACTATTGAAAGCTTTAATTCCTTGCACCGAAAAGAGTATACTCTTTCCCCCGCCGTGTGGGCGGTTTCGGAAGTACTACTGGACAAGTTTGCCAAGCCGGGAAGCATGCGCCTGAAAGATACGTTTTCTATCTATCGAGTAGGTGCTTATGACGTTATGATAATTTCATCCGTGGATGAATCCCCGTATTTAACCCTTGAAAGATTATCGCTAGCGGAAAAGATAGCATGGTTCCCTTTCGGCATTGAAAACGTCCAACAGGTGGGAGATACCCGGCATTATAATTTTCAGCATGTATCTTATCTGCGTATCATTCAATGAATATGGAACCCGTTAAAGCTGAATAACTACGCCGCCCTACAAAAAGTATTTGACAAGATAAGAAAATCTGCTAAACTGAAATCATCTAGCGGGGGACAAACCCCGCAACAATAAACCAAACAACAATAAACCGATAGAAAGAATAATACTATGAATACTACAATCACAATCCCCACCACTGTCACCGCCATTGATGCCCTTATTGAACGGGCAAATGCCGCTATCGATGCCGCCGTAGCTGAAACACGGGATGACCTCATGGAGAATAATCAGAATGACTATGTCATCTCGGTGCGCAACATGGGGCATAACCTGAAACAGGTCGTCCGAGATAATGCCGCTCACGGTCTGGCCGCCCTTATTACTCACCGCATGCTGGCACTAGTGGCCGAACGCCTCCCCCGGTTTGCAGGTAAGGTCTATAACGTCCGAGTAGACCGGATGCTGGAAGACTGTCTGGCCACCGCAATTACACAAAGTGTTGAGGCGGACATTAAAATCCACGCTTACATAAATTGGAGCCGCTATACGTGGCCGCAAGTGGTGTTTCATCATATCCTCCCCGGCATGTTTGATTCCGTGAATATTTCCTTTAAGTTTGACGTCAATGAGCTGACGCAAAAGCAGAAGCGAATTGTCACCGGAAGGGACATGGAGAAATTCATTGAAGGAATCTTCAATGATATGGTTCGCCTTGATACCAAGCTCCGGGAGATTGAGGAATCAAATACCCGCCTTTGCGATTCCGACTACGTGTGCGCCTATTTTGCACAAGCCGTTAAAGTGGAAGAACAAGTGAAGAGATTGAAGCAAGACCTTGAAAGCCTGACTGGTGTACAATACTCTCGCTTCGACTATAACCACACAACCGTTTCTACCCTTCCCTCCTACAGGGCATGACCTAAACCCCGCCCCAGCTACCCTATTTATTAGAACCCTCAAATAACTCTAACCAAATAACAAAACACCATGAGAACCTACATTGAAAAATTAGGCAAGGAATACATTGAAGGCAGAAAGAAAGTGGCAAGTCTCCCTTGCGAACCGGATTAGACGGAAGGCGTTTGCGCTCTATGTCATGGCAGGGCAACCAACTTTTCTCCTATCAAACGCACGTTGCCACCCTTGACCGTCGAGGCAAAGTACTGTATGTTACAACCAAAGAATATTCACAAACTACTACCCGGCAAATGAGGGATATTGAACGGCTCGCAAGTTGCAATGGCTTCCATATCGTACCTACCGAACAAGTTGAAGCCTATGCACATATCCTTGAAGGATTGTATCATACATACTAAAAATTATTTCTTCCTATTAGAACCAACAAAGAACACTACAAAATTATGACTGCATTTGACATTGATATTACAGGCAGGAAACGTGATGAACTTTCCCGCACGGAATGGCTTAAGCTCACAAATCGAATCAATAAACTTCAACCTGCAATCTTTTCTTTTAAGGCAGGTGTAATATCCCATAGGATAGACAGGTCTTCCGAATGGAATGGAGAAGGAACGGCATATGTTAAGCCGTACATGCGGCCCTACGCAATCGAACTGGAACGCACACACAATGGCGCGTGCATTGTCCGGCTCCACAAGTTGAAGTGGAATGGCACGGTGTGGAAACTTGCGGAAACGGCGGCTCTGACTGTAGGGGATGCCATAGAACTGGCAAAGCACTTTACTGCGGTGGTGAATCAGAACTGGCAGGAAGTGGGACTGCGTATTGCGCAGGAAGCGGGGGCGGTGGACTTCATGGTTGATGGTAGCCTCACCTATATGCGCTTCCGATTCCTCACACCCGATAAGGAATCTATGAACAATATCAATTCCATAAAGGTTCGCAAGCTGGCAGAACGTTTCTTCCTCCCCTGCATGGTGAAGTTTACGAGCAACAAATGGAACGACGATTTGAATCTGGAAACCGTGAAGCTCGTACTCCGTTGAACCTTTAGAACTCTCACATAGCTCTATAGTATGACACCCGAAAAAGAATCTAACGTCGTCATCCTCCGCAAGCAATGTCTCCACCACATCGGGCGAGCCGACAGGCTTCATACCCTGTGGAGCCTCGTGGAGCACCTGCATTCGGTAGTGGGCATTGTTGCCCTCGTAAGCGCACTGGTTTGTTTAGGTTATCTCCTTGCCACTGGTGAACTTCTCATATCGTACCTTACATGGTGCGTCATCATCACAGGCTGGTTTGTCTTCCAGCTATTGGTAGAGTGGGGCATTGACATCATACGCCGACGCCTAGAGCGGCACCAGCTGGAGGCAAATCGCCTCGCCCGTTGCCTTGAAGATATGGGATTCACTCGACCTATCTTCTAATTAGAAACCATAAATCGCTCTACAAAAACAAAACGAATATGAAACCTATCGCACTCGCTCAACAAATCATGCTCCTTCATTCTTGGTCTAGCAATAATGAGGGAAGCACCGGGGAACTTTGGGATACTATTATCCTTCCCTCCAAGACTAAATCTGAACTCTATATTCCTCGGAACCCAGAGGCTGACAATCTCCAATCCGTGCGGACTAAGTTCCTGATTGAAGCCTTCGGAATCGGCGAGGTAATCATGACAGATACCCACTTCATCCTCCGCACCCTTTATGACCCGAAGGCGTATGGGGACCACACGGTGCGCATCCTCCGGCTTGACGACCATGTGGTGAAGCGAGACAAGGATTGCATGTATGCCACCGAAATTTATTTCGTAGGACATCACGCCGTTCGATATAGCGAAACCCTTTACGATGCTATGTTTAAGGCCCGCCCCTCGCTAGTCCTCGCTACCAAGATGGGCTTCCCCTTAGCAGTCGAAGGTGCTCCGATTTTGACGATGGCTCCCGACGACATGCGGCTGAACATGGGGACCCTGACCAATGAGGAAATCCTCTCACTCCACAAAGGTTCCTTCCAATGCAATCTAAGAGTTTAACCCAACAATTTCTTGCACTCCTTCGGGTTTCCCGTTTAACTCGGGAGATAATGGAGGAACAGAAAAAAGAATACGAACAAAATCCAAAAAGTTACAACCACTACTATCAAGAATATGTTAGAACCCAAAGACTATCAAAGATATATCGACGAGGACATCAACCCCGGTGACTACATTGTCAGAGAACTGGGTGGAGAATATTACGTGGGGAGGGTAGTTGAGCTTACCCCGAACTTCTACAGATTCACTGTCTTAAATTCTTTCCCTCCGGGCGAGGGGGTTGTCCGTCATAATGAAGCAATCAAATGTTACCCTGCACCTCTTCGGAAGTTTAAGGAGGGGGACGTGGTAATTTGTAGAGACCATATAGGTAAATGGACTGTAATGGAGGACGAGAAGGATTCCGTTCTTGTCGGTATTAAGAATACAAGTACAGGGACTATCAAAGCAGTAACCCCTTCCTCCCTTCTTCTCATTACACCAATAGACCTGCATCATCGGTTCAAAGTTATCGACGGAGCTATTTGGGACTTCAAGAAGAACAAGTCCTTACACGTCGACCCTCCATGTGAGGGAACAACCGAAATGGAACGTCTCTGCAATCTTCTGAACGAAATAGATAAAGACGAAAAGAAAGAGCTTGACAAGTAATAAAACCCCGATACTATTATCCGTACATGAACACCACAGAACCAAACGAATCCTCTTTGAGCCTCGATAATATTCAGGAAGAGGTAGCCCGCATTCTCGCCGAACCGAAGTCTGTCATGTTGAAGGAAAGACTGCAACGGGAGTGGGATGCAGTCCCTGCCTTCAACCTGCCCATCGACGCGCCTGCGGATGCGGTTGCCGAGAAAGCTCTTGAACTGGGGGACTACGCCGCCAACATCTTTGATATTGAACCCCCGCCGCTGGCGGGAGTTCAG